AAAAACAATAAGTTTCTAAAAATATACAAAAAATATCATAAATTATTTTAGATAATATTTTAATAAAAATATTATTATTAATATCATTTGATACATATTTTTTACAATAATTAATTAAATATATTATATACACAATTATTTTTTCAAAAAGATATTTAAATTTATGATTTAAAGAATAAATAATATTCCACTCATTAACAAAACTACACATATATGTATTAGATCCTTTAATAAAAAAACTATGTATATCTAATAATCCTGATAAGATACGATGAAAATTGGTTTTTTCATTTTTAATATTTAAAGTATATGTAAATTTATCATAACCTAATAAGTCAATATATAATATTTTTTTTGATGGATTTTTATCAAATATATATGCATTTATTCCATCAATATACTTATTTTTATATAACATATTATTGTTGATTATAAATGGAATAAAACAAGATTTTATCATAGTATCAATAATGTCATCTATATTTTTATAATTATATTTAATTACTTTTTTTCTTTTTTTAATATTATTATAACAAATATATAATTTACCATTAATTTTGGAGCAAATATCATGAGGTATTCTATGTTCTAAATACTTTTTACAATTAGTAATCATTGTTAAAGTAAAATTATTTTTAAACTCATTATTGAATTCTTCATATAGTTTTGTCATTAAATCAAGCGCATCAATAAAATATAAAAATCCTATAATAGAACCAATACTACATCCTGATATTCTATCAATCTGAACATATTTTCTTTTTTCCATTTCTTTTAAAAAATATAATGCGCCAACTAAATAACTACCATTAAACATACCTCCATCAAGCACTAAATCAATTTTACCTAAATTTTTAGATTTATCAGGTAAATTTTCAATTAATTTATAAACATAATCTTCAACTAAAGGCATTTTTGAATCAATCATAAATATTATCCCTTAAGGGATACAAGTAAATAGTAATTTATATTATAACGAACAATCCCTTAAAGGATAAGTTTCACGAAGTAATGAAAAATGTTAAAATGTACTAAAATATCCTGTTAATTTCATTAAAAAATGGAATAATATACCAAATAATATACTGATAAATAAAAACCCTTTAATATTGTAGTTTCCGTCATTTGAAAATAATAATGGTAAATATTTATATAAAAAGTTTTTAAAAAATGGTAGTTGAAATAAAAAGTATAAAACAGCTAATAATAAAGGTATTTGGATTTCATTATATATATCATCAAGTGATTTATTCATATTAGTTTTATTGTTATAATTGTGTATTATATCATTATTATTTTCCTCATAAGTGCCTTTGGCATAATTTCTAATATAATCTGTATTGTTTGTTGGAATATAATTAGGAATAATTTGAGGGTCATTGCTTAAAGTTGTTGTTGTCATAGGTATATCTCTGGATTGAAGTTGAGTAGCCCCAGTAAGTGAAGCTTGTTGTAAACTACTAACAATTTGATTAATAGTATTTTGGTCTAATGACATATTTGAATTAATTTGTTGTTCCTTTATAGAATCAGTGTTTGGAGATTTAGATACTTCTTGTGCTGTAATTCTTATATTATTTGATATAGTGCCTCCTCCAACTGGATCAGTAGGCAGGTCTAAAATACTAGTAGCATCATTCATAATTATTATAAATATTGATAGATTATAATAATTACGCAAATATTATTAAATATTATTAAATATTATTAAATATTATTCAAAATTTATTGTTTTAACATTTCTTGAACATTTTGTAGGAATAGGTGTATATTTAAAACATTTATTATTTGATTTATAAATTTTATCTTTAAAATCATTTAAAGGGGGTGCATGAAATATTAAACAATTACTATCTTTACAAACTTTTCTAAATAATGATGCTAATCCAAAACCTAAAATAATAGACATTATAATTTTTCCATTTTGAGTATGTACAAATTTTCCCAAATAAATAGGCATTTATATTATGTTATGTTATTAAATAATTTAATAATTAAATTATTTTATGATTGAATTGGTATTTTTGAAATTAAAGTTTCATCACTAGGACATTTAACTGATGTTTCTTCAAAATAAAAGCAATTATCAGCTTTATCTTTAAATAATATTTTATCAACATTTTCTGGACTAGGATATATATAAATAGTTTTCAGTTCTGGACCTAAAATATAAATAAAAAATAAACCAATAGAAAAACTGATTAAAAATATTGGAATTGAAATATAGTTTAATAACATTTAATATATGTATATAAAATTATATTATAAATATACTTTACTAAATTTTAGTTCTTGTTCAACTAAATTATTCATAGCATTTTCAAGTTGTCCATAATTTTTTGCTTTTGTTGAAGTATCTAATTTATATAATTTTAAATATGTATTTTTAGTAATTTGTGGTAAGTCATTAAATGCTTTATTATATATCAATACTCCAAAATCATATTGTTTAGTTGTTTCATTTAATATTGGAGGAATAATTAAATTAGGTGGTATAGTTAAACTACAAGGTTCATTTTTGGGTTTATTTAAACATTTATTCATAAAATCTTTCATCCAATCAATATTCAATTTAAATTCATTTTTAAGATTTTCTGGTAGTTTACTCCATAATTTTTTATATTCTGGATTATTCCATTCAATTCCATCTTTACCTTCTCCAATAATCGGTTCATTTTGTTTTTCTTCTCTTTCTTTTTCTTCTTCGCTTTCATCAGATTCAATAATAAATGTTTTTTTCTTTTTAGTTTTTTGTTTAGTTTGTTGTTTAGTTTTAATGCCAACATCAAATGCTTTAATTTTATTACCAAATGCAGATACCATATTAATATCTGAAATACTATATTTATTTTGAATTAATTTACAATAATCATTATCATCATGATAGACAAAATTTTCACTATATTTTAAATTACGTATTTTTTGTAATAAAGGTTCTAATACATTATAATAAATATTTGCTGCGTCAACAGCAAATTGAGTATCATTATTTTCTCTCATTTTTTTAATAGATACTTTAATTTGTTTAATATAGTCATAAGACAAAACTATTGTATCATCAAGTTGTGTTTTTTTGTCTAGATTATCTGTTTTATTCTTCCAAATATCTAAATAATTTTCATATAAAGATGTTCCGTGAGATATATTTTCTTTATTAGTTTCAAAATTTTTAAGTGCGGTTTCAGTTGTTATTAAACCAAATAATAATTTATTTTTATCATTAATTATATTATTTTTATAATATTTAATATCTTCACTTAATTCATTAAGATCTTCTTCTATTGAATTTACACTTCCTAATTCAATTTCAATATTTAAATTACATGGGTCGGCTATATTACCACACATAGCTTTAAAAGTTCTATAAGAATCATCAACATCAGTTGATTCATGATATGTAATTAAAAATATAGTTCCTTTTTCAGATGGACGTTTACAATTTACACATTTAGGTTTTAATTTTAAAAATTCAGAGCGTTTTTCCCTATTACTTAATGTTGAATTATTTATAATTTTTTTTTTATTTACTATTAATTCATTATAAAATTTATCTTTTAATCTAAAATACTCATTTAAAGCTTCTTTAACATCTATTTCTTCTTTATTAGTCATTATATATATAATATCTAATAAATTAATTTTAAAAAGTATGACGTGTCAAATATTCATTTTCCCAATGAGGTAATCCAGTAATTAATTCTTGTTGAGCTCTTAATTTAGATTGTTGGTAAGTTTTAATTTTTTCTAATATATATTGTTGTTTTTCTTTATTTATTTTTGGTTGTTGAAGAGGTGATAAACGATCTTTATATTTATATACATGTATGGACGCTAAAATAAATATAAAAAGAATTAACATTCCAATATTAAAAATGGTATTATGAAATTTTTCTTTAATAATATGACATTGCTTAAGTGATTGATTTAAAAAATATTTTACTCCGGGTTCAGTTAAAATTGGTTTAGAAGACACAAAATCTTGATAATTTAAATTGTTAAAATTCATAATATTTATAGTTAAAATTTTAAATTAAATTATGCATATTAATTATATGACAAATTCATATTTAAATATTGTAACTTTTTTATTGACAACATTATTTTATTATATGGTTTTAAAACCATCATTACCATATGATTTATATAAAAATAAAGATGAATACACTAAATACGTAAGCAATAGTTATATGTATTTAGCTATATATGTTTTACTTGTAATTATAATTCAATTTATAGTAAATTCTTCAATTATTTCGTCTAATTGTGGAGGTAATATAACAGAAAATATTGGTACTGCTGGTGTTATGACATTTTTACCATGGATATTAATTTTTGGTATATTAGTAATTATTTTAACAGTTTATCCAGGTTTTAAGAGCGCGTTTTCTGATGTAGTTGGTTACTATTATGTCTCAACAACAGCAAATAAATTATTGACTGAACTATTAGTAAATAAAGATATTGAAAAGAAAATACTAAATCAAGAAGATATGACACCAGAAAAGAGGGAGGCGTTAGAATCAGCAGCAGACGCAATTATTAAAATATGTGGCAACACATCAATATTAATAAATCAAATTGTTCCAAATAATTTTGATCAATATTGGTCAATCCTAAAACCACTAATGAAAGAAAAATATCAAATAGATAGTTCTGAAACAACAAAAATTCAAAATGATTTATTTGAATTAGTTGTAACGAGAGATAATGTAGGTGAATCAGTGTGGTATATTTATACAGGTTTACTTCTTACATCAATAGTTCAACTAAAAATAACAAGTCGTGGATGTATAAGTAATCCAAAAACAATGGAAGCAAATTATCAAAAATTTTTAGAACAAGAACAAAAAGATAAAAAAGAAAAAGAAAAAGCAGAAACTTATTATACAATAACAGGTTAAACAAAGTATCTTTGATTAATTAAAATACTATTGGTATATTAATATAATATAAAAGAGCTAAATAACATAAAATGCCTAATGTAAGGGATAAAAGCCAAATTGGAAAAATTGTTTTGTTTCTGTATCCTATACCAAATTCACGAATACTTCCATCTTTATTGTAAAAACACGTTGGTTTTAACATTTGTATAATTCCAAAAATAATAATAAATAAAAATATAGATACAGATAATGTATGTTTTCTTATATATTGAATTGTATTCATCTTTATATAATTATAAAGTATTTTTAATAATTATATATTTTATTAACTTAATTCTCTAAATATTTTATTTAATAATAACTAGTATCACCATATTCATCTTCCGGAGCATCTGCGCCATCAGTATTCCCATTAAAAAAGTCTTCGTTCATATATGACATATCATAAGCATCTGCGTCAATATCATCTTCATTATTTTTTTGTTCCATATAATCATCAATTAAGATATCAATATTTTCATCAGCAGCATCTTTATTTTTTAATCTGATTTTTCTCTCTGCTTTTAACATTTCATCTCTAAGATTTTGTTCATCTTCGTAAAAATCTTTATCATACATAGTTAAACCTTTTTGAAGACCTTTACTATATAAACCTTGTTTAGTAACTTTTAATATAGTATCTGTGTCTCTTTCTTCATCTGTCATAGCTTTTAATCTATCAGTGACCATATCTTTTTCTCTCTCTCTTAATTTAAATACTCTATCTTGAATATCTTCATATGTAATATCTATTGTTTGTTTTTCATTTCTAAATATATCCATAAAAGAAATTAATAATTCGGAAACTTTTTGTCTTAATTCTTTTTTATTACCAGTTAAAATTCTAGTATTTTCTTTGGTTCGTGAGGTCATTCCTAAATCAACTCTTGTTTCTGTTTCTTCAATATAATCAACAGCAAATATATCTGTAACTTCTACTCTTTGTTTAACCTCAGTTACAACCATATTATCTTCGTCGGATAAATTAATATAACTAATCAATATACGTAATAAATAATATTCAAATAAATATCTGCTAGTTCTTTCATCAATAACTCCTTTAAGTGCTTTGTCGCCAACAACTATACTAGAAAAACAAGGTGTAGCATTAGATATTTTTACTAAATTTTTAGAAATTTTTTGAATAGTAACTAATACATTTAATAAAGTAGGTATTCCATAAAATACTTTTAGTTTTTCAAAATATTCAAAAATATATTTTTTTAATTTATTTTGATGAGTAGATGAAAATCCATAATACTTAGGTATATTTGTATCACTATAATTAACTTTATTTAAGATAATATTTGGAAAAACATCAATAAAATTTTGAATATAAGTTTTATAAAATTTTGTTATATTATACATAGCATCATTCGAAATTTTAATTTCTTCATTTCTATTAGAATTATCATAAGACCATTTATTTAAATTATTTAAAGTATCAGTAAATTTTTTTATAGATTTTTTTGAAATATTTGAGCCACTATTTTTTTGTATAAAATCAATAATTTCATTTGTCATTTCCGTATTATTATGTATTAAATAATTATTTAATTCTCTTACTTCTTTTGTGTTTTCATCAGTTGCAACATTAAATGTATCAATCGCATTAAATATTAAAGTTCTTAATGATTGTTCAAGAATTTCATTTTCATCATTTTCATCATAAATAGATTCTAATAAATGTAATAATTTAGAAACAGATGATATTATTGGATTATCACCACCTTTATGAATTTTGATAATATTATCTCTACTTATTAATTGAATTAATCTTAAAAATTGTTCATTTGTATAATTTCTACCATCTTCTTTTAATTTTTGAATAATACGATCAACAGGATCAGAAGGATTTATTAATGTATTTTCAGGTTTATTTGTACATACAGGTAATAAATCATCAGGTATTGGTAATAATGATTTAAATTTACAATAAAATATAAATGCTAAATATATAGTTTTTTCATCAAATTTATTTGATACCGGTGGATAAAAATTTTTTGTATTAAATTTGCTACAAAGTATAACTGATTTTGTATTACTTTGTATATCTTCAATTATGTTAGTTAATCTTATAATAATATTGTTATATTCAATAATATCTGATTTTCGATCAGTAAAGTATTTAATTGTAGATTCATTTTCATTGCTATCACAGCAAGAATTTTCTAAATAAGGTTCATTATTAGCAGTATTAAGAAGAACTTTATGATTTTTAACAACTTCTTGTATTTTTTCTTGTATAGCTAGAGAAAATTGAATAATTTTTGATTCAATAACTAAAATTTTTTCTCTTTGCGTTGAATCGCCATGCTTTAAATCATTAACTAAACTGCGTTTAAACTCTTCTGAAATATTAACTAAGTGTTTAATTTTAAAAGGAATTAAAGGTGGTAAAAAATCAGACCATCTAGCAATATCATGTTCTTCAGATATTTCTGTAGAAGGATTAGTTAACAAGTATTCAGTTCTCAACTCAAATTTTCTTTTTACTTCTGGTAATCCTATAAGATAGTCATCAATTGATGATTTTATACGTAATTTAATTTTTTCAATATTACTTTTTTTCATAACATTCCATGGTTCTCCCGATTCTCTAATATCATAAGATACGCAAGCTAAGTATGTTAGACTCATTAGATCACCATTTCCTTCAAATGGATAACCAGAAAATGAACGTATACAACCAGGATGTGTTTTTCTTGTTTTAATAGATGGTATTGATGTTTGACAAGCGATTAAAAACATTCCTAATGTATAATAAAGAAGTGCTGTATTAAAAAAATCTTTATATGATGGTAATTTTTTCCCTTTTTGAACAGCGGTCTTAATTTTTTCTTTATAATCACTTTCACTTTCTACTGTATTACGAATAGTTTCTACAACATTATTAATTATAAATTCTTTTTGGGTTTCAATATTAATTCCCATTGCGATAGAAATCGCATTTATAATATTATTTATCATAATAGTTTCAGGTGTAATATATTTAATTGTTTTTTCTGTAGCCGCCATTATTTTATTTCCTGCATCATCTTCCATAAAACTTCTAGTTGAAATTTTAAATCCCTCATCATAACCTTCTTCAATATCAAATTCACCAGGACAAATAGGCCATCCAGTAAATTTATCAGTCCACCAGTCTCCATCATCACTTAATTCTCCAATTTTAGATTTAATTAAATCAAGTGTATATTGATATTGTTGAGAAGATTTCATAAATGCTACTGCTAGTTCTTTTTTAAATGCTGGTAATAATGGTTCATTAGTTTTAATACAATATAACCAATGTTCATTTTCAGGTTTACCACTAGATGTAAACCCACCTATTATAAAAGGTCTTGTAAATTTTTCAACAAATGTAATTATATCTTGTTGTTTTTTAACAAAATCTTTTTGACCTAAAATTACGTTAAGAATTTTTGTAAAAGGCGATTCAATAATATTACTTAAATCTTTATCAACTTCAATGCCAAGTTTATACTTTTGGTTATTATATTTTAATAAATTATTAATTTCTATCTTTGATATAATAGGCATAATTGACATAAAGTAATCCCATTTTTCTTTAATGTTTTTCTCAAATTCTTCTTTGGATACTTTATATTTTGAATCAAATTCACTAAGTATATTTGTTAAAAGTGAATTTTGTAAACTTAATTCATTTGCTTTCATACTTTCACAATCATCATTTGTTTTAGTTGGTACACTAATACATTTTTGCTCCAAATTACATAATATAGAAGATTCATCAGTTAAAACATTATTTGTTATCATATTTTTATCAAGAATCCATTTATTATCTTTTCTGAAATAATAATCATTTTCATCTGCTACATTTTCTTGAAATCCCTTATATAAAAGCGCATATTGTCCATCAATTACTTTTTTATTTCCATCTATTAAAGTATCTGCTAGATACGACGCATCAAATTCAGACAATTTATTTTTTTTAATCTGATCATGAATAATATGTTGTTTTAATTGTTCGGGTTCTAAATTAAATAAATCTTTTGCGTATCCCTTAGTATCTTCCATTATTCCATAATTAGTTTTATCGTATTTTTTATCAAAGTAAATAATTGTATCATTATCATTTTGTAATTGTTCAATTGAATTATATAATTTTGCGATAGTTATTGTTTTACATTTATCTATTTCATCTTCATCTTTAATTTTTTGATTATTTTTTTTATTTTCACTTTCAATTACTTCATTAATATCTGATGGAAACATTAAAGGAATATTTTGTAAAGAAATAGTTGTAGTATATAATTTAGAATAATCTTTTAAAATTATCTTGCGTAATATTTCTGAATTTGTAAATATTTCTTCTGGTTTATTAAATTGATATCCTATTTCAAAAACATCATCTTTTAAATTATTACTTATAATGTCAATAATGCTAAATGCTCTGGATTTAACAACATTTGAATATTTTATGTTAGATAATAATTTAAATATTCTAGAAAATTCAATCATATTTTTATTGTAAACTGAAATTTTTTCATCAATAAATTTAATAATTTCTCTATATTGCATAAATGTTAAATCATCAGTATATATTAAAAATGGTTCTAAATATGATACAACATCAACAATTGACAATTTTCCTTTAATGTATTTTTTCATTAATCCAAATAAAATACGTGTTTTTGGCACAATCGCATTAATATATTTTGAATATAGTTGAGTTTTTGTTAAATTTTTACTCTCTCCTTCTGGAATATTTAAAACATAATTTCTTATGCCATTTACGAATGTTGTTTCATTAAATTCAAATTCATCTTCTATAGAATCTACAAATACATTAGTATAATTAGTTTTATTTTTTAAAAACTCCCAATAATTTAAAAAGAAATCATTTAAATTTGCTCTATCAAGAATACTTGTTCCAGGTAAATTAATTTTAGAAAATCTAATAGTAGGTTCAGGTAATGTTAAAATTGACTTAATAGACATAATATCATTGTTTGTTATAGGAACACGAATAGTAACTAGTTTTGAATTTGATGATGCTGTTGTATTTAATTTTGTCTCTCCAAGATTATATTTAGTTATTACAAACTTTTTATTTCTAATCATATTATTACTGAAAACAGAAGAATACATATCTTCCAAATTATCAATAATTGTATTAATATTACTCATTACTTGTTTTTCAATTAAAATGCTATTTGAATTTTCATCATCAACCAAGTAAAAAGGTGTAAAATACTTTGCTAATTCGGAATATAATAATGCGTAATTATTACTGTCAACCGGCAAATCATTTGAACGGTATTTATTTACTAATTCAATCATGTTTTTAATATCGTGAGTAATGTCAATATTAACAACATCATTATTTTCTTCATCAATATTCTCAATATTATACACTTTTTTTATATTTTTAACAACGGGTAAAATCCAATATAAATTAATATTAAATTTTTTAAACCAATTAATAAGTGGTTTATAATCAGAAGAGTTTACTATCGGAGAGTCAACATTACCATATTCATCAAAAGTAGAAAATAATTCTCTTAATTGTTTAAATCTTTCAATCATAGTATGGATATTATTTAATACTCTTGGTGTTCGTTGTGCGTTTGGAATTGTAGATAAAATATCATCTAATAAATCAGTAACTTGAACTTCTATACTAAATCTTTGTGCTTTTGCTGAAACATCCATAAATTGAACAATTGGTCCTAATTCTTCATTGCCAAATTGTATTTGATCCGCCTTAACAATAAATTCTCTTAATTGATCTTTTACGTCTTTGAATGGTATTTGTATTTGTATTTTTTCAGCTTCAACCATTTTTTTTTCTTTGTCTAATTCTGGAACTTCAAAAATATTTTCTTCATCACTTTTTTGTTCAATTAAAGGTTCAATAGGTTTCTCTCTAATTTCAATATTTTCAATAGGTAAATCATCAGGTATTCCTTTATAATCAAAATTAATATATAAAATATCTTTATCTGTTGTAGTTACTTCAATCATATCTTCTTCAAGATTAGTTATTTCACCTGTCAAAATAATTGGAAAATCTCCTCCAAAATAAATATTTATCCACTTACTTGGCAATAATCCATTTTGTCTAGCATAACTTGGTGTATCTGCTCTACTAAGTATTGCTATTTTTGTTATATTTCCATCACCAAAAACGCCGTCATTGCTAATATTAATTTTTATTCTATTAAGAGAATCAGTATTTATTAAATATGCTTTTGATTTATCAATATAATCAATTATAAAAATTTGATTATTAAGTATTTCATTTATAGGGTTATATATCTGAATCACATCTCCTAATTGTAATTCAAGTCGTATGCTTTCTTCTTCTGTTGATTCTATTTTTTTTTCTTCTGTCATTGTTCTATAATTATATTAGATATTTTTATACTTAAATAAAAAACTATATAATATAGTTTTAATTAAATTATTAATAATAAATTATTAATGATAAAATATAAAATTTATGATCTATTCCTGAATTTAATAATTTAGTTAAAAGTGAATGAAGTAATAAATATAAAATTTATAATAAATAATATTTTAAATTTTAATAAAAAATTGTATAACTAACGTGGAACAAGTTTCATAAATTCTTTTCTTAAATTTTCATAAATATTTATAGAATCACTAATACTTTCTTTTAAATGACCCTTAATAGTTGATATTTCAACTGGTTCTTTATAAGCAACACGAATAATACTATAAGAATCGTGTGGATGTAACATTTTAAAACCACAAAATGTTAACATTCCAGTTTTATAAAATTTATAATTTAATAAATATTCAATAACTTTTCCAATAGTATAATCATAATTTTGTAATATAATATCAAAAGAATTTTTCATAGTATTTTCTGATAATTTTATTTCTATTTGGTCTTTGTCAATTAATGCATCAATGTTATGTAAATTATCTAATAAAATTTTACAAGCTAAAATAGTTAGTTCACCATTAGTATATATACCTATTGTTTCTATTACAAAATCAAAACTATCTTTTTTAAATATTCTTTTTCCTTCAAGTAATTTCCAATTTTCAGCTTCAAAATTAATTTCTGATTCTTTTTTGCCTTCATCTTTCCATTTTTGTTTTAATTGTTGTAATTTAGCTTGTTGTGTTGCTTCATCAATTGTATTTCCATATGAACATGTTGATACGACATTATATGCTCCATCTTCTTTAGCAGTGCCAATATCAAATTCACACATTAAATGTAATGTTTTAGGTTGTATTTCTTCTGCTACTCTGGGTTTAAGTCTTACAAAATCAATAAAATCACCTGTAAAATCATTTGGAGGAAATATTTCGTGAATTTTATCCTGAGACAAAGGTTTACCAATTGCTAAATCTTTAACGACAAAATCTTTTGTAGTAACATAAATAGTTGTATCTGTATTATTTGAAACATTTACTTCCATAATATAATTTTTATAAGGAAAGTCTTCAATATTTTTAATATGTATAGGAATACAACTTAAACGATGTTTTATTATTTCATTATTTAAGCCGCATGTATTTGCTATAATATTACATTTATTTTTATCATTTGGAGAAACTCTAAACACAATAATAGGTATCTCTGATAATATAACTCTTCTTAATGAATTAGCTATACTAACATCAACATTGCTGAGTGTGAATTTTAATTCTTCATCTTTAATATTAGATGTTAAATCAATTCTAGGATTAATACTCTTTTCATTAGAAGAATTTGAATATGACATTTGTGTTTTATTACTCATTATATCTATTATATCTTTATATTTAAATTATAAAATTAATTCATTTTTTTTTTAAATAAGTTAAATATAAAAATAGATAAACTAATTATATATAAAATGAGTTCTATTTTATATTATAGTAAATATTGTGAAGTTTGTAAAAAATATTTACAAATATTATCAAAATCCCAATCACAAAAAGATATTCATTTTATTTGTATTGATAAAAGAGTTAAGGATGAATTAAATAATAAATGGTATATTATTTTAGAAAATGGACAAAAAATTGTTTTACCAAATAATGTGACAAAAGTTCCAGCATTATTATTACTAACGGATGGTTATCAAGTATTATATGGTGAACAAATTTTACAACATTTAAAACCACAACAACATCAAGAGATAAAACAGGCTACAAAAAATAATATGGAACCAATGGCTTTTTCATTTGGTGGTGGTGGTGGATTTGGTGATATAGTTTCAGATCAATACAGTTTTTTAGATCAAAATGAAGAAGAATTAAAAGCAACTGGAAATGGTGGTATGAGACAAATGCATAATTATGTAGATTTAAATACAGCATTTAATGGCGGAATAAATCCAATAGAAGAAGAAAATAATACAACCATACGAGGAACACAAAAAATGGGTGAAGATAATTCAAATCAAATAATGGAAGATAGAATTAGAAAGATGAAAGAAGATAGGGATGCTGACATTCGGAATATTACAGGGAATAGACCTCCTACAAATTATTAAAAATTAGTTCACGAAGTAATGAAAATGTTTTTATTGAATATAAATAAATATTTTATCATAGTTTATATAAATAATATATAGCAAAAGTAATTTAAAAATTATTTATTATTTATAATTAAATGTCAAATATACTAACGGCATTTAATGAACATTTTATGGATTTTTTAAATGATATTCAAAGTGTTTTTCCAGAAGATCCAGATATTTTAACAGCAAAAAATGGTTTAATCGCAATTAGAAAAGCTAATCCTAAGATGATTGTAAAAATTTGGAAAACATTTATTGCTGATAAATATAAAAGTGAAATTGCTGCTGGTGATATTAGTTTCTTTATTAATAAAGATTATTCAAATGATGTAGCAAATACAAATAGTTCTGATAAAATTATGGAATCTATAAATAGATTGAGAGAACCTGTTAAAAATATGACTCAAGAAAACCAAGCTAAAACCATGAAATATATTCAAAATTTAACAAAATTATCAACTTTATGTGATTAATAAATTATGATAAAATTCTTGATATATTATTAAATATATATATTATATCAAGTTTGATTTAAATATTAATTATTCTATATAAAATAAATATGTCAGAAAATAATTTAATTCCAGAAGAATTTATTAAAGTTCTTAGAGATTTTGTTAATGATTTAAGAATAACATTCCCAGAATATGTCCAGTTTATTGATAAATTTTGGAAAACAAAAGAACACTTTAATTACATCAATGAAGAAGAAGATAGAACAAAAGCTTATGAAGAATCTGAAAAAAATTCTTTAAAACTTTTATTTGAATTTAGTAAAAAAAAATTACCACCAAGATTCTTTGATATTTTATATCAAAATAATGAGATTTTTAAGGAAGATTCTGACATTGACACAGAATTTTTTCCAAAGATTCATTTTAAAAATTTATGGCAGTGTGACATTTCAGATAAAACAAAAGAAACAATTTGGAAATATTTACAATTAATGTTATTTTCAGTTGTTGGTTCATTAGATAATAAAGAAGCATTTGGTGATTCCGCTAAATTATTTGAAGCTATAAATGAAGATGAATTTAAGGGTAAATTACAAGAAACACTAAATGAAATGCAAAATTTATTTGATTTAAGTGGAAATTTTGGTGGAAATTTTGGTGGAAATTTTGGTGGAAATTTTAGTGAAAACTTAGGAGAAGGTTTAAATCAAAATGATTTACCTAATCCAAATGAAATTAATGAACATATAACTGAAATGTTAGATGGAAAAATTGGTCAGTTAGCACGTGAAATTGCTGAGGAAACCGCTTCCAATTTAAATATGGATTTTGATGGAGCAACTGATATGAAAGATGTTTTTAATAAACTTATTAAAAATCCTACTAAACTAATGGGGTTAGTTAAAACAGTAGGAGATAAACTTGATTCCAAACTTAAATCTGGTGAACTTAAAGAGTCAGAAATGATTAAAGAAGCTACTGAACTTATGAATAGAATGAAAAATATGCCAGGGATGGATAATATTCAATCAATGTTAAATAAAATGGGAATGGGTGGATTAGGTAAAGTAAATACTGGTGCAATGGAGACGCAACTTAAACAGAGGATGAAAATTGCTCAAACAAAAGAAAGAATTAGAGCAAAAGCAGAAGCAAAAAAGAGTGAAAGAGAAAATTCTAATTTACAATCACAAAATAACAATCCCTTAAATGAGAGCAAACCAATATCTGATGAAGAGTTGCTAAAATTATTTAGTTCTGGAGAAAAATCTGAAAAAACACCTAGAGGACAAAATAATAATAAAAAGAAAAAAAATAAAAACTATTAATTTTAAGATACTTAAATTTATTTGAAGTGAAAAATTTTATATTATAAATAATATTATAATATAAAAGTCAAAATATTTTAAATTATTATAATATATAATGACAATACAATTTTGGACAAATGAACCTACAATTTTATTTAATAAATATTATATATTTGAATTATGGCCTACAAATGATATGTGTTATGAACAAAAACTTAATTCAATATCTAGATTAATTATACTTTTAACTATTTTAGGGTATATTCTTTCAATGTCTAAAAAGATAATTGTAGTAGGAATATTAACATTACTTGTTATTTATGTTTTATATAATATGCGTAAACAAAAAATCACTAAACAAATGTTAGAAAATTTTGATGTACAAGGTAATGAAGTTACTGGTCTATTTGACAATAAATCTAAATCTTATATTAATCCTGTAACTTTGGATGCTGTATTGAGAACAGAATTTAAAGAAGGAACTAAGAAAAATCCATTTAGCAACGTTTTATTAACTCAAATAAATGATGAACCAGAGAGAAAAGCTGCTCCACCTTCTTTTAATGTAGATGTTTCAGAAGATATTACTAAAAATGTTAAACGTGCTGTTCAAATGATGAACCCTGGTATTAAAAATACTAATAAACAATTATTCGGTGATATGTATCAGAATTTTGAGCTCGATAATAGTTTAAAAATATTTAATAGCACTCCAAATACTCGTATAGCAAATGACGCTCTAAGCTTTGGAAATTTTTTATATGGTAATATGCCAAGTGCTAAAGAAAGTTCACCAGATGGTAATATGCAACGTTACAAAAATCAATATCGATACACACTTTATTAAAATACTTATTCATAACAATTCTTATTTCCTTTTTCATCATATACCCAAATTTCATACTTATATCCTAGTTCTTTTGCTGCTTTTTGTTTTAAAAATATATTGTGTTGATTTTTTTTAGCAGTCCATGTAGATTTAACTTCAATACATTTATTTAATTTTGGTATAAATATATCTACATAATGTTTATGTTTTTTATAAGATAAATCAGAATACCATATTTCTGGAACATTTTTTGCTCCAACAATAATGTCTGATTCATCAATATTTTTATTTAATATTAAATCATCAAGTGCTAAATGCTCGTATCCTTGTATATAAATAATTTTTTTAGAAGGTAAAATATATTTTTTTTTTGAATAACTCGTGATCATTTGTTTATGAAATATTGGAGAATATTGCATTGGGTGCTCACAACCATATTTACTTAAACAAGTATTTTTTATTTTATTTTTAATATTCAAATTCTGAAAATGATGTTTAGTCCCCCATTTACTTAAACAAGTATTTTCTATTTTATTTTTAATATCCAAATTCTGAAAATGATGTTTAGTCCCCCATTTCTTTAAACTAGTTTCTATCTTCTTATTTTTAATATTAATATTTTGTGATGGATTTTCAACACCATATTTTTCTATACACGTTTGTTTAAATTTTTGCTTAACAGAATCAAGTTGACCCGTATGATGAACGCCATATTTAATCATACAATTATTTTTAATTTTATCTTGAATATCTTTATTTTGTGAAATATTTTTTACACTATATTTTTTTTAATTATTTTCTTCTTTATTAATCACCGCTTTTTAATATTTACATTTTTTACATAAAAAAATCTT